GATTTATGTTTCAATTTGTATTACTTTGAAAGAGTAGTTCGATGAGGGCAAGATATGAAAATAGATTGTTCTCTTTTAAAATGAAATACGGCTGGTTGAGTTTAACCTTTGTCTTATCCAGCCAATTTCTTCTTAAAGCGGTCTTTTTTAGATTTGTTGCTATATTTAATGATGACCGCTTTTTAAATTTGCTTTTTTATGATAATAGTTAAGACAATTTACTTAGTTTAATTTTGTTTAAGAGTGTTTCATGTACCCAGCCTTATCTATGAACCTAAAATCAGGGGAATCTTTAGAAGAAAAAGCACAACCTATTTTTAAAACATTAGGTATTTCAGGGACTAATTTAACTGGCGGTTATATTGCTGGTAAAGAACAAAATCCAGCGGTAAGCGGTAGACAATGGACTTTAACCGCTGAAAATATGCTTGCTAGTGATCCAATTGTTCGGCGATCTTGGTCGGTTGTAAAGCAAACATTGCTTAGTGCTAAGTGGATTTTTAAACCAGGCGTTGAAGATGATCCAGTGAGTCAAGAACTGGCTAGGTTTTGTAATGAAAACTTTGGCTTTGACGGTTATGCTGGAATGATGGATTGCAGCTTTGAAGAGCAACTGAGTTATCTTCTCGAGTTCTTGCCTTTAGGTTGGCGATATGCTGAAGAGCTCTATCATATTTGTAATGATTCGATTGGCCAGGAAAAAATCTTTCTTAAAAGATATGCTGATAGAGAACCAACAAGCCATCAGCGTTGGTTGACTATGGACGGAAGAAATTTAGAAGGCGTTATGCAAAATATGATTGGGGGGGTTATGCCTGAACCAATCCCAGCAAATAAGCTTTTACTTTTAACTTTGAATAAGACTGGTCAAAATTTTGAAGGAGTTGGACTTTTAAGGCCTTGCTATTGGTGGTGGTCTCAAAAGCAAAGAACTTCTAATTTACTTTCTATTGGCGTTGAGCGTTGGGCTATTCCAACCCCTAAAATCACAGTTGATAGAGAAATCGCTGAACGATCAGGCTTCACCGATGGAGAGCTGAGAGCTATGATTGATGAAGCGGTATCACAAGCACAAGCCTATTTAGTACAAGAACAAGGTTATTTAGTGGAGAATACCGCTATTAAATATGATGCCTTTGGCGGTCAAAGCGGCTTTAATCCTGATGGGGCTTTGAGTGTAATTCAAGAAGCTGATAATCAAATCTCTCAAGCGTTCATGGCTCAATTTATGAACCTTGGAATAAGTGATAGTGGATCAAGATCAGTAGGAGAAGTTCATTTAAGCGTCTTTAGAAGGGCTTGTATTAACTTTTTAGACCTTGTAGCAAGTGCTATCAGCGGTCAAGATAGAAGAGGAGGGGGAACGGTTGGGCGTTTAATCAATTGGAATTATGGGAATATAGAACCAACAAAGCTACCAAAGCTAGTTCATATGGGATTAGATAATGATGAATTGAGCGATGCTTTAAATTCACTTCCAGCACTTGTTCAAAGTCAATTATTAACGCCTGATGATAATTTGGAGCGTGCTATTCGTCAAAGAATTGGGGCTGGTGAGCTTCCAATTGATGCAACAAGAACTAGTCAAGATAGACAAATATCTCAAAATCCAGCCCTGGCAATGAGAGAAAAATTAAGGGGTTTAGCCAATGAGTCAATTTGAAAAAAAAGTAATCAATAGGATCATCAAAAATAATGTTGATTCGATGAATCTTGCTATTCCTGATAAATACTCTCATATTGATTTTACTCCTCCAAAGGGCGTTCAAGTGAATGCTCAAAGAGCGTTAGATAATAGAGCAAAGAAGCCAGCTTCTCAAAGGGGGATGACTCCTATAGGGATTGCAAGAGCTAGAGATTTAATCAATGCAAAACAATTATCACCTGATACTATCAGAAGAATGCTTGCATATTTTACCAGGCATGAAGTTGATAAACAAGGCTCAACATGGGGGGATTATGGTAAAGGTCGCCAAGCGTGGGATGGTTGGGGCGGTGATGAGGGCTATACCTGGGCAAAAAAGATTGTCAATCAGATGGATAAAGCTGATGAATCTCTTAACGCACTGGGTGAATCAATGCCAATTGAAAATCAGCCCAAAGAGCTTATTAAAGGCAAGCCATTTTTGACATTGGCTTTAGGTAAAGTCAATTCAAGAATGGATGGTTCAGAGATTGGGATAATTAACATGGAAGACCTTCAAGAAATGGTAAGAGTCTTTTATGAAAGAAAAGAAATTGATCCAGTCATAATTGATTGGAATCATGCAACATCTATTTTTTCAAATCAAATAGCCAGCCCTGAAGCTGGTATTGCATTTGGTCAAATTGCTGATTTAGAAATTAAAAATAATGGCCTTTATGCCTATCCTTTATATACGTCTAAAGGTGCTAAGATTGTTGAAGAGTCCGAGGGAAATTTATGGAGTAGTCCAGAATTTATTCTTGGTCCAGTCTATGCAAAAGATGGAGGCGATAAGATTGGCAATGCTCAATTATTGGCGATTACTTTAACTCCTAGACCAGCACAAGCACAAAGTAAAATTGATAGAATCCTTTTATCGGAGAATGTAAACATGGATCAACAAGAACTAATGCAAAAGTCACCTGAAGAACTGGTGAATTTAGTACTAGAAAAAGATGCTTTAGTTAAGCAACTCGAAGCTAAACTACAAGCCTATGAAGCCGAAATGGAAGCTTCCCAAAGTGAAGATAGCCTTTTAGCTGAAGATAAAAAAGCTGAAGATAAAGCTTCTGAAATGAAGGAAGATAAATATAAGGCAATGAGTGAAACATCTCAAAAGCTTCTAAATGAAATGAGCTCTAAGATCACCGCTTTAAATGATCAGGTTAATCGACTCTCTCAAGAGAAGCATCATGCTGAACGCAAAAACGCTATCGATGCTTTGTTGAACACTGGCAAGATTTCACCAGCTGAAAAAGCCGTTTGTGAAAAAGCCTTTGATCTAAAAGACAAAGATGCTTCTTTTTGGAATATGTTTAGCGAACGCAAGCCAAACCAAGCCGTTAACCTTGGTGAAGTTGGTCATAACTCATCAGCTAAGCCTATGAGTCTTTCAGAGCGTGTTGATGAAATCAAGAAGCAAAAAGGAATCACATTCGCACAAGCTCTTGATCTATTTATTAAAGACAACCCAACCGAATATCAATCATTTTTTGGAGTATAACAAATGGCTTTCAATGATCAATCAATCTATAAGTCTTTTATTGCTGGTGGTTCTATTACCGCTTTTCAACTGGTGAAGTTAAACAATGCTGGTAAAGTTGTCGTTTGCACAGCCTCAACCGATGTACCAGTCGGCGTTTCTCAACTATCAGTATCAAGCGGCGAAGTTACCAATGTTTGTATCCTTGGTTTAACTCGTGTTATTGCTGGTGAAGCTATTACCGCTGGTACTGATTACTTTGTTATGCCTGGTTTAGCTGGTAAAGTTTACGCTTATGCTAGTGGCGGTGCTGGAGTACAAATCGCAGCTGGTCGCTATCTTGCAAATGATGTTAATACAGCTGGCGCTGATGGTGAACAAATCGAAATCCTCTTTAGCCCTTGTTTAGGAGTATAATAAATGGCTAATCCATCATATTTAAATATTCATCCAGTCCAAGAGATTCTCAAGAACTTAGCCGTTGAAGCTATTCCTAGTGATAGTCAACTTATTGCTGATCAAGTTATTGAGAAGGTTGATGTTTCCAGCCTTGGAACTACTGGTACTTTACTCATTGAAGAAACAAGAAACTTCATGGGCGCACCTGATGTTAATCCTGAAAGAGCACCAGGATCTAAGCGTCAAACAATTGGTAATTTTGACCGCTCCAGCACTACATTTAGCACCAAGATTTATTCTTTTCAAGATTCCATTGCTATGGAAGACATTAAGAATTCTCAATATCCTGGTAATGAAGAACAAAGAAGCTTTAGAAAAGTTCAGCGTGCTTTGATTTTGAAGAGAGAGCAAAGACTTGCTGATCTTCTTTTCAGTACTGGAAATTGGGGTTCATATACCTCCACTTTAGCTTCTTTAGCCAATGGTTCTAATGGTACTCAATGGAATGCTTCAGGAGCTGAACCATTAACTGATCTTCATGCTTTGATCGATGTCATTAGAGCTAATGCACATGGCATTCTTCCAGATACCTTGGTTCTTGGTTATGGTGCTATGAGAGCATTGGCAAGAAATCCAGAGGTTCGTGGCTTCTTTACCGCTGATGCAACTGGTACCGCAGCAGGCAATCGTTTAATGAAAAATGACATGGTTGTTAGTGTTCTTCAAGATGTCTTAGGAATTCCCAATGTTTTTGTTGGTAGTGCAAGAAGAGAAACCGCTAATGCTGGCTTAACCTCAAGCGAAGCTCAAATTTGGACTGATGATAGTGTTTTCGTTGGTATCATGAAGGGATCAGACGCCGTTGTTAATAAGAATGGTACTAAGGTCATGCCAGTAGCCGCTTTATGCTTTGAGTATGAAGGCTATACAAGCCAAACCTATGATGATCTTGATATGACAAGAAGAAGCGTTTGGCTTCAGCATCAACAACAAGATAAGATCATTGCTCAAAACTATGGCTTCCTCTTAACTGATTGTTTAGCTTAATGCTTGACCTGATTGGCTTTCTATGTTTTGTGTTTTTTGTAACAATCATTCTTCTCATCATGTCTCCTTAGCTGAAAAAGATGCTGATCAAGAAGCAATTGATGATTTAAAAAAACAAGTACAAAATGAAACCAATCCTGATATGAAGGCCTTATTGAAATCAAGGCTGGATATATTGAAAAAAGAAGTCAATGTAGCTCAAGAATTTGAAAGAACATTGACTAGATCAACTAAAAAGCTTCAAGAAGCGATTGCTAGATTGATCAAAGAAGGAAGAGGAGAAATATTGATTAATATGACTCCTATCGAATTGAAGAATTTTTTGATCGCTGAAGGTTTAGGCGATTCAATACAATATTTTGAGCAATCACAATTAGACATTGTTCAATTGACCAATGAAGCCATGAAGAAGATTGATCCCAGCTTTGTCATTGGTGATATAAATGTTATATCGTCAACCATTCAAAGAACTTCGGCTTCAGTTTTTGATGATTCATTGCTTCCTGATTTAACGAAGTCAATCAAAAATGCCGTTAATTCAACTTTGGTTATTGGATCAACTAAAGCACCATTAGACGCTTTAGCACAAGAATTTCAAAAATCGGTTGGTAGGAATACAACACAAGCAAGGCTGAAAATCGCCGAATTTGGTAGATCAGTTCAGGCGGTTAATGCCGAACAAGCTAAGATTGATATGTTCTTATATGTGGGCCCAAAGGATGGAATCACAAGGCCATTTTGTAGAAGGCTTGTAGGAAAAGTATTGAGCAAATCACAAATCAATCGATTAAATAATGGTCAAGGAGTTGGACCAGTTTTAGCCGTTGGTGGTGGTTATAATTGTAGGCATTCTTGGAGTCCAGTCAGTAAAGGCTTTATTAAGGTTATGAATTTAGAGCAAACAAGCGATAGCGATATAAA